CTGCAGTTGTGCGAAAACACCCGATGCAAAATTCACGTCGGGTGTCTAGAGTGCATATACTTTTACATGGACTTATCAACCTTTATGATTCTCTTCCCATGTAAACTTGTCAACATAATATGCATAGGTCATCCAAGCAACCCAACCAACCAACGAAACAAGCATTAGAATTAATCCAAGTTTTGGTCCAAGGAAATTAAGCAGAAAATAAAACGCAACTCCACCTGCGACATACCCTGCAACAGTCTTCACAGTTTCAATAGCAGCCTGTGTGTGAACAGTCATAAAAATCTCCTATGTTAGCCTCGCCTCATGCGAGAAATGTCTTTCATTTGCTCTTCATCAATTACAGGCACCGCATTGCTTTTGTGCATTGTTGCGATGCCCTTTACCAAAGAACCTGTATACATCAGGCTCTCTCTTTTCTCTGTAAAGATTTTATCAGAGTTGAGCGACTGGACACTGCGAGCAGCATCAGCCCCAACTCGTGAACCATATTCAAGGCGCGGAAGTTTCTCTACTCCGAGAATTGCCGTGCTCCTGTTATACTTCTTCGCAATTACACCCTTTGACTTACGCTTCTTCTTTGGCTTAAATCGCGCAGCGCAATAAATCATCATACGTTTACAGGATACTTCTCTACATGAGAACTATAAAATCGCGCAACGTCATTGATTTTTGTACGCATCTCATGGGGTACAGGCATATCATGAATCGCAGTTAGCGCAATCATTTCATTCGCGAACTTTCGTAGCACTTTTAACTCTTCCATTGTGCCTCTGGGCAAAACTTCAAAATCTTCTTTGCTCATACTTTTTCCACCAGTTTAGATAAAACACAGTCAGCAATTTTTGCTCGAATCATCGAAGGAATATCAGTGTATGGATCTTCCAAGAAATAAGAGCAACCATTAGTCCAACTATTATACTTGACGAATTTCGCAAAATCAATCATATGTTTGCGATTGTGAGGGTCAAATTGTACTCTCTCCTTCGGAGCAAGAACAGAACGACGATATTCATTTGTCATAATAATATCTACCCTTTCGTTTGGCAGGAATACAGATCAGTATACCTGAAATTAATCCGCAAAGAAAGCAAATGATTCCAAATACATACGGATCATCTGTCATTAGTAATGCTCCGCATTGTAATCAGTTTCTTCAGGATCGAAGATCAAATCATCATAACTGATCATTTCACCAGCATCGGTGTCATTGATATCATAATCAAAGTCACCATTATCATACTTGGAAAGAATGTCATGGACTTCAGTCAACTTCAAACCAGTTGCGTGAGCAATTTCCATTTCTTTCATGCCATCGCGAGAGTGCATCTCAATGACATCAGTTTCAAGATTCTTGAAGTATCCCATTAGAACGGCACCCCATTGATAATGTCAATAGTATGTGATCTGCGCTCATCGCGATACACACGATCACCCAACGTCAGCAGGATGTTGCGCGCACGCTCAAGACGTTCAGCAGCAGAATAAATCGTGCTTGAATCAGCCTCATAAAGAATCTCATGAATCATCAATTGATCAACGTTTGAAACAAGATTCGCAGCCTCAACAGCAAGAGAATTATTGCTAGTCATTACGCCACCACCTGCACGCGAGGCTCGCGACCCTTGGTCTCAGCCAAGTCATCGAAGAAATGATGACCAGGGAGCGGAGCAACGAAAGTTTCGGTGAACTTGATTTTGCTCGGCTTGCCTTGCAACTCGCCCTGCCACACACGCTTGAGAGTCGTGGCGCGGAACGTACCGTCGCTGAGGACAGCGGTCACGAGACCAACATAGTAACAGTTATTGACACCAACGAAGTCAAGAGACTTGACGACGTCACCTACTTTGATTTCATTTCGCATTTCCATACTATTATTATCGCCGATTTCGGTCGAAAAGTAAAGTAGTAAAAACTCTAATAAAATCAATAACTTGCACAATCCCTGGAACCTCCTGCAATCCTATTGCAGCGGTCCTATTCTGGAGGGTAGCCTAGTTCTGGGGGGAGGTCAAATCGGCGTACACGGACTCCTGCTTCACGGAGCATAACTTCGGCATGGTCTATTGAGTAATGTTTGCCTGCACCCTTACCTGTGAATGGTCGGTTTGGTCCGATGACTTCCTTGATGCCAGCCTGTATCAATGCGCGTGTGCATTCAGCACATGGTTTTGGTTCAAAATTTAGATACGCGCGAGAATTGTTGAGTGAGACGCCAACACGTGCTGCGTTGAAGATTGCGTTGCGTTCAGCATGTTCGACCCAGTGATATTTTTCTGGACGTTTCCAACGATCATTCCAATCTTCTTCGATTCCGCGAGGGAATCCATTAAAACCCGTCGACAAGATGACGTTATCATCATTGACGATTACACACCCCACCTTTGTCGACGGATCCTTGCTTTTCTGAGAGATCAGAGCAGCCTGTAAGATAAACAATTCATCCCACGATAGTTCATCACGAATCATAATATAATCTCAATGGTTATTTAATTTCAATCTTACGTGGCTTCTGTTCTTCAGGAATGACATTTTCTAATTCAATAGAAAGAATGCCATCAGCAAGAGCGGCGTCACGAACCACTACTGTATCAGACAAAACAAATTGGCGAGAGAACTTACGACCAGCAATACCCTTTACGAGATAGTTGCGTTCGGTTTCTTCTGCCTTTTTGCCTGTGACTTTGAGAGAGTTTCTCTCAGCAGTGATTTCAATCTCATCTTGTTTGTAACCAGCAACTGCAAGTTCAATGATGAAATTGTATTCGTCTTTCTTGACGATGTTCACTGGAGGAAATGCAGTTTGAGATGACGTAAGTAGATGAGCCGCATTGTCGAGAGCAGCGAACGAATTCTCAAACCCAAGAGCGGTTGGCAGAAGACGATCGAAGTATGCGGATGTGAGTGCAGTGATATTAGTCATTTTGTAACTCCTTTAATAAGCAAGTTTATAGAAATGGAACCCCAGATGGGCATTCCATTTTTATTTATACACCAGTTGAACCAAATCCACCAGATCGTTCAGAGTGTTTCTCAGGTGGATTCTTTAGAACTATAAATTCCACCTTTTCATTGCTGATCACCTCAGCCTGAGCAATTCTTTCTCCTTTCTTGAGAACTTGTCCCATTTGAGAAATGTTTGTTAGGAGCACATAAACTTGCTCTTGATAATCGACGTCAACAATGCCTTCCGAGTTAGCGAGTACTAGACCTCTCTTAAGAGACAATCCAGAACGAGGGTGAAGGCGAATGCTGTAAGTTTGCAATGGTGGCGACATTGCGCCATAGATATCGGCGAAATTTTCTATTGTAAACCTTTTTTCGATTTTAAAGATCAAGCCTGTGGGAATTAACAGGCGATCTCCTGGATAAATCGAGATCTCTCCGAAGTTGTTTATCTTCTGAGTAATTGGATTGTTATACTTATCATAACCAGTTACTTGATCAGTAGTAGGCTGGAAAGAAAGGTCAAAACAATTAGAGAGCGAAGTGCCATAAATCGGCATTTCAAAATCATCATGAAGTCGATATATGTTTAATGTAATCATAGATTGATTGCGTATTTAAATACTTGGTTGTCGTGTTTATATTTGGCAACTTTACCATCAATAATATCAAAGATAAAACAGCCACAATTCCATGGATCTCGAAAATCGCCTTTTCCAAACACATCAGCGACTGCACGTTGAATTGGTTCATGCCAAGTGTAATCGTGTCCAGAAAACACGCTGTTAGGTTTCATTTTTGGCAACCATGCAAGAATATCTCTTTTACATCCTTCATAACTGTGATCGCCATCGATGAAAACAAAATCAATAGAACCATCTTCATAGTCGGCTGCTGCCGTTGAAGAGTCTTTGCGAATTGGATTGATTACATGACGAACAGGGGCGATGTTCTCAAGAAATTTATTCATGAGTTCTTCGCCGACAAGATCCTGACCTTCGCCGAGATAAGGAGTTTCACTCCAAATGTCAATACAATCGAACTTAATATTTTTGCCAGAGTTGATAATCTCTACAGCCATAAATGATGCTGACATGCCCTTCCAACTACCCAGTTCAACAAAATGACTGCCCGTATCAAATCTCTTTACTATTTCCGCATATAAGGCTGGATAGGTAAACCAATTCTCACCCATGTGAGGCTGATTCCAAAAATGATCCATAAATTACACCTCTTTCTTTTTCTTTCCAATCGTATATTTCGAAACTAATTGCCAGTCAGCCTTATCCTTGAATGGCAGAATTTTAATCTGGCTCAATGGTGCAACGTTGTCTTTTGTTTTTTCTGGAGTGACCAGTTCAACCAAATCCCATTCAGCCATCAAATTTGCAATTGTGTTTCTTCGCTGCACATCATTATCAGACATGTTGCTTGGCTTACCGTCCAACTCAAAGAGTTCTTTGAAATGAACGATATAATATTTTCCTTGCTTATGGAGTATGTGGCAGGATTGATATAGAATATTGTCTTTCTTTGCTGCTACACCAATACGAGTGAGAGTCTCGCGGACTTTTAAGAAATCGTCCTGTTTCTTTAATCTGACTTCTACCAATTTGTCGACCATTTCAATCACCTTTATATAATTGTTTTTTTATCTCAGAGATTTGGTCGTCAGATAGAATCTTTAATGCTTCCTCAGCCTTGGCGTCGGAGTAACCATAGTATTCCTTGACAGCACTCAAATCACTACTTTGAGCCTTTTTGTGCCATTTACTGTATTGGCGTTTCTGGGCTCTAACAATATTTATAAGGAAATCATATTTGAGTTTATTGTCCAGGGTTGTAAATTTGTTCATTTCATTAGCCAGTAAAACAGTGTCCCTGTGGAAAGACAATGCTCTATTAACCATAAATGCTGAATATGACTTTTCGTCCTGCTCAGTCAGAAGTGCATATTCCTTCGTCTGGAGGATAGACGGAATGATTTCTTTGAACAGGTCAGCCAT